TGCCCGGCCCCGAACTGCTGAACCCCAAGAACGTCAAGCTCGACCCTTACGGGCAGTTGCGGCGGAACCAGGTCAAGAAGATCGCGGCGATGCCGAGGGTATTCTTTGCCACGATCCGCGGCGTCACCGGGTTCTGGCAGCGTTCCCCTCAACCGAGAGGGCCGGGGTCAAAGGCCAAGCGAGGTCCGCTGAAGCTGTTGCTGCGTTTCGGAAACGCCGTGCCGGTCAAGAAGCATCTCCGCTTCCACGAAATCGGCGTCGCCGTGGTCAGGGCAGCGTTCGTGCCAGCCTTCAAGAAGGCCATGGCAAATGCTATCGCCACCGCGAAGAAGCCCACCGCGAAGCCCACCGCGAAGAAGCCGTAGCCGGGGAGGGGACGCTGATGTCGGACCGCCCGGGCCATCCAGTCGGCACGATAGCTGCGCTGCTGGACCTGACCGAGAGGCGCGTCCAACAGCTTTCGGCCGAGGGTGTGATCCCGCGTAATGGCCATGGCCGCTACGAGATCAGTTCGGCGGTGCGCGGCTACATCAAATACCTCCGCGAGCGCGCGGTTCAGGGAGATCCGAAGGGCGCGGACGAGGTTGGCGCAAGCCGGGCCATGCTGCTGAAGGCGCGGGCGCGGCTCGCGACGCTCGAGGCCGACCAGTTCGAAGGCCAACTGCTGAAGCGGCCTGACGTTGAGAAGGCCTGGAGCGCGATCCTCGTCAACATCAGGACCAGGCTGCTCGCGATCCCGCAGTCAACGGCCCAGGCGATCGTCTACCTCAACACGCCGGGGCAAATAGCCGGCCTGCTCACAACGGCGGTGTTCGAGGCCCTTGACGATATCAATGCAACCCCCGTCTACGTTGAGCCCGGTCGTGGTGCCGACAGCGAACCTGGCGCTGGCAGTGCGCAGGGCGCTGGGTACAATGAAGCCGCCGCCGACGCTGACGGTGTCGCAGTGGGCGGACCAGCGGAGGATGCTGAGCCAAGTCTCGTCGGCTGAGCCTGGCCGTTGGAGCACGGCGAGACAGCCCTACCAGCGAGAGATCATGGACGCGATGGGCGATCCGGCAATCCCTCTGGTCGTGCTGATGAGCTCGAGCCAAATAGGCAAAACCGAGTGCGGCATCAATCTGATCGGCTTCCACATGGACCAGGACCCGGCGCCGATCCTGGTCATCCAACCGACCTTGGAGATGGCGAAGGCGTGGTCGACGGACCGGCTGGCGCCGATGCTGCGGGACAGCCCTACGTTCCGCGGCCTGATAGGGGATCCTCGAACCCGGGACAGCGGGAATACCATCTACCACAAGTCGTTCGAGGGCGGGCAGATCACCATGGCGGGCGCCAACAGTCCCGCCTCGCTGTCGTCTAGACCAATCCGCGTGTTGTTTTGCGACGAGGTGGACCGCTACCCGGCCTCGGCTGGAGACGAGGGTGATCCTCTTGCGCTCGCGCAGAAGCGGACAACGACCTTCTGGAACCGCAAGACGGTGCTGACATCGACGCCGACGATCAAGGGTCTGAGCCGGATAGAGCGGGCGTGGGAAACCACGGACCAGCGTTTCTACGAAGTCCCTTGCCCCCAGTGCGGTGAGTTCCAGAAGCTCGAATGGGGCGGCAAGAACGTCGCGCACGGCATCAAGTGGAGCAAGGACGAGCGGGGCCAGAACCTGCCCGAGACCGTCGTCTACATCTGCGTCGCCAACGGCTGTGTCATCGAGGAGCGGTCGAAGCCGGAGATGGTCCGGGCCGGGAAGTGGGTAGCGACGCGGCCGTTCGCCGGCATCGCCGGCTTCCACATCTGGGCGGCCTACTCGATGCACGTCAATTCGTCCTGGGCCGCCCTGGTCCGGGAATGGCTCACCGCCAAGGGCGATCCGTTCACCCGGCAGGCGTTCATCAACCTGGCGCTGGGCCTGCCCTATGAGGACCGCGGCGAGCGCGACCTGAGTGAACTGGGATTGCTGGCCCGGTGCGAGGTGTGGGCCGGTGAGGTGCCCGCTCCGGTGGCGGTGCTGACCGTGGGCGCTGACGTGCAGGGTGACCGGATCGAGTTGGAAGTGGTCGGCTGGGGCCGCAACGAGGAAAGCTGGTCGATCTGCCACGAGGTGATCGAGGGCGAGCCGGAGAGCCCGCCGGTCTGGGACGCCGTCGATGCCTTCCTGAAGCGGAAGTGGCGGCGCGCGGACGGCAGGGAGTTCGAGATCATGGCGGCCTGCATCGACTCCGGCGGTCATCACACCCAGAAGGTCTACGAGTTTGCCCGGGCACGCCTTGGCCGGCGTATCTGGGCCATCAAGGGTGAGGCGGCAATGGCCGGTAAACGCTCCCCGGTATGGCCGTCGAAGCGGCCGACATCGAGGACCAAGGGCAACTTCCGCCCGGTGATCCTCGGCGTGAACGCCGCCAAGGACGTCATTCGATCCCGACTGCACATTCGCGAGCCCGGTCCCGGCTACTGCCACTTCCCGGCGGATCGCGACATTAACTACTTCGCGCAGCTCGTGGCCGAACGGTCGATCGTCAAGCAACAGCGCGGGCATCAGTTCCGCGTCTGGGAACTGCCGCCGGGCCGGGCCAACGAAGCGCTCGACATCCGGGTCTACGCCTACGCGGCGCTGTGCGGCCTGCTGCACTTCGGTCTGCGGCTGAACCGGCGGGTCGACGAGCTGGAGGCGGAGCGGACCGCCAGGCAACCCGTGGACGATCCGCCGCCGACGACGCCGCCGCCGGTCCAGCACCTCGGCCGGCCGGTGATCAAGACGGCTGAGACAACCCCGTCAGCCGCATGGCTGAACAAGCTCGCGAGGTGACGACATGAGCTACTTCGACCAGAGCCGCACCGTTCTCGCGGGGGTTCCGATCGCCACGCTCCAAGCATGGCAACCGCTACTGCAAGCCGCGCTGTTCAACTCCGCCGGCGGCACCAGGCCGATCACCCTCTCCTATGGCCAGGGCGACGGCAGCGTGAAGACCGTCACTTACAACCTGACAACATTCGCGGAGATCAACGGCCTGCTCATGCTCGTGAACCGCCTCCTCGGCAATCCTCCGGCGCGGCGCCCGATGCGGCCCTACTTCCGCTGATGGACGGTGTCGTGAAGATCCTGGGGCCGGACGGCAAAGCGTTGCCGCCGACCAGGACCGTGCGCCCGATGGCGCTGGGCGGCGGGTTCCGCAACACGCCCTACGACGCGGCCGATAACTACGGTCAGAACATGGCGGCCTGGCAGCCGTATCTTTGGTCTGCCGACGGCGAACTCAATATGTTCCGCGACAGGATCGTGGCGCGGGTTCGCGACATTGTCCGCAACGACGGGTGGGCCTCCGGCGCGGTCACGAGGATCCTGGACAACGCGATCGGCGCCAACCTGCGCCCGGTGAGCAAGCCGGACTGGCGATGGCTGGCGCTTGAATCCGGCAACAAGGCCTTCGACCATACCTGGTCACGGGAGTTCGGCGCCGCGGTCGATGGACACTGGAACGCCTGGGCCAACGATCCGGCCCGCTGGTGCGACGTGACCCGCAACCAGACCTTCAGCCAAATGGCGCATACGAGCTTCCGGCATGGCCTGGTGGATGGTGACGCGCTTGCGGCGATCCCCTGGCTCAGCGATGGCGAGGTGGTGCCCGGCAAGGCCCGCTACCATACCGCCGTGCAACTGATCGACCCTGACCGGCTTTCCAACCCGCAACTGCGCTTCGACCAGCAGGCCCTTCGCGGTGGCGTCGAGATCAACCAGCGCGGCGCGGCAATCGCCTATCACATCCGCAAGGCGCACCAGGGCGATTGGTTCTCGGCCGCGCAAAGCGTCTCGTGGGAACGTGTCCCACGCGAAACGTCGTTCGGCCGGCCCAAGATCGTGCACTACTTCGAGCATCAGCGGGCCGGGCAGCACCGGGGCGGGGCAGGGATCTTCACGCCGGTCCTGCAGCGCCTGAAGATGCTGGTGAAATACGACAGCGTCGAGCTGGATTCAGCGATCATCAACGCGATTTTCGCCGCTTACGTAGAATCCCCGATGGACCCGCAGATAGTCAAAGAGGCGATGGGCGGGGACGGCGGAATCGACAACGACATGCTGAACAATTACCAGCTTAACCGGGGTGCGTTCCATCGCGAGAACGCCGTTCTGCTCGGTGGCGCGCGGATTCCGCAGATGTATCCCGGCGAGGCGATCAAAACCGTCTCCGCATCGCGTCCGGCGGCGAATTTCAGCCCGTTTGAGAACGCCATGCTGCGAAACGTCGCCTCCGGGCTCGGTTTGTCGGCCCAACAAGTCTCAAATGACTGGTCCGACGTGAACTACTCCTCGGCCCGTTCGGCGGCGCTTGAGGCCCAAAAAACGATGAATCGGCGTCAATTCGACTTCTTTACCGGGTTTGCGTCGCCGATTCGGGGCGCTTTGCTCGAAGAAATGATGGATGTGGACGATTTACCCATGCCAAACGGCATGAAGAAGCTCTCATACCTCCAATATGCGGCGTGGCGGACGGCTTTTACCCAGTGCATCTGGATCGGACCGCCGCGGGGCTGGGTCAACCCGATCGACGAACGCGCGGGCGAGATTTTGGGCATGGACGCCGGCATGGGCACGCTGGAACAGGCCTGTTTCACCCAGGGAGTCGATCTTGAGGAGAACCTTCATCAGCGTGCGTACGAGATCGCGATGTTCGACAAGTTAGGCTTGCCCCGGCCGGACTGGGCGGGCGTGTTCACGGCAAGGCAGATGGTCAAGCAGGAGCAACAGTCGGCGCAGAGGCCGCCAGACCAGAAGCCAGCCGACGATAAGCCGAAAAAGCCAGTAAACGGCTGATTTACGGCCGATGCTGGACAATGTCCGGGCCGCGCTTCTCCAGGCTAACACCGGTCGCAAAAGGACCGCAGAGACGATAGATCGTTACCTCAAAACTCTCATGTTATCGCCGGGTTACGAGGACATGGTCCGTCGTCGGAATTTGTCGGTTAAGGCTTCATGGGCAAAGAGAAGGAGTGCAAAAAAAGGATGAACAACCGGCTTCCGTTCCTGTCGCAGCGGCTGTTCAACGTGCCGCTCATGCTGGAGCCGACGAAGGCTGAGATCATCGTAGCGGCTTTGGCCGGGCGCTTCGGCGTCGGCTCGATGTTCAACGGCCTCAATGCCGTCCAGTTGTCGCCGGGCCTCGAGTCTGACCCCTGGGCCGACGAAAAGGCCTATGACGTGGTCGGCGGAGTGGCTCTTATCCCCGTTTGCGGCACTTTGGTCGCCAAATCAGGGTATTTGCAGCCGGTTTCGGGCATGACCGGCTACGATGGCATCCGGCAATGTTTTGGTATGGCGATAGACGACGATGCGGTCAAAGCCATCGTCCTGGACATCGACAGCCCGGGCGGCGAGGCGGCGGGCATGTTTGACCTGGCTGATGCCATCTACGCCGAGCGCAGCACCAAACCCATCCATGCCGTGCTGAACGAGGTCGCCTATTCCGCGGCATACGCCATCGCCTCGGCGGCCCATTCGATCACCGTCCCGCGCACCGGCGGCACCGGATCCGTCGGCGCGATCGTGCTGCACGCGGACATGACCAAAGCGCTGAGCAAGGAGGGCATCAAGGTCACGCTGATCCGCTACGGCGAGCTCAAGGCCGAAGGTAGCCCATACGAAAAGCTGTCGGCGGGTGCGCGCGAGCGGGTGCAGACCGACGTGGACCAGATCGGCGAGATGTTTGTCGAGATGGTCGCCCGTAACCGCTCCATGACGACTGCCGCCGTCAGAGACACCCAGGCAGGTCTGTATTTCGGCGCCGCTGGCGTCGCTATCGGCTTCGCGGACGCCGTTATGGCCCCTGACGCCGCCTTTTCCGCGCTTCTCGCCTCGCTTTAACCCAAGAAGGAGATCCGTTGCCATGGCACGGTCAGGCCTGAATTTCGCCCACCTCATCGGCATTGGCCGCGCAGTCCCGGCTACCGCCGCGCGTTCCGAGGACGACGACGACGACAAGAACAAGGAAGCTCGCGCCAAGACCGAAGATGATGCGGGCGACGACGAGGACGACGACGAAAAGAAGAAGGCCCGCGTCAAGGCCGAAGAGGACGACAAGAAGAAGGAAGCTCGCGCCCGCGCCGAAAAGGACGACGAGGACGACGAGAAGAAGGCCGCCGCCGTCGCCCTGATGTCCGGTGACGCCGCTGACGAGGCCGACGAGGCGGACCCCAAGGCCAGCGCCATCAGACGGCGTGAGCGGGCACGCTGCGCCGCCATCTTCGGCTGTGCCGCCGCCGGCATGCGCCCTGACGTGGCCGCGCAACTGGCGTTCGCCACCAACCTGACGCGCAGTGCCGCGATCAACACGATGGTCGCGGTAGCGGCAGGCGAGCAGCGGCCGGCACCTGTCAAACCGGCCCCGGCCGTGGCAGCGGCGCCGGAACCCGTCGTGGTCGGCCTGCGGAGCCGCATGGCGATTGAGCCGCTGATCGACATCGGCACCGATGTTGCGGCGGCAGGCGAGGGGAATGCACCCACGCTGGCGGCGCAAATCCTCGCGGCAGGCAAGAAACGGCGCGGCGAAGCCGCCTAAAGCGGCTGATTTCCAAATTCCCCAGGAAGGGCCAACACCCATGAGCGACGAAGAAGCCAAGACCACCGAGACGACGGAAACCCCCGTCGAGCTACCGCCCGCAGGCCTGCCGGAAGCGGCGCCGGAAGCAGACAAGGAAGCAGACGAGGCGGCTGACGAGGCCACGACCCCCGAAGACGAGACGGCACCCGAGAAGGACGTCGGCCGGGGAGACGGGCTGCAAACCCCGGAGAGTCGGGCTGCGAAGGTAGCCGAATAGGGCGCAGCGGCGCCCTGTCACCCTAACATCACCGGTTCCCGGATGATCGATACGGCGACCATCCCGGCCAATCTGGAGGCCAATCTACCATGACGCTTACGGTTTCTACCATCGGCGACAATCCGCAGCAGCCGGGCATCTTCGCTGAAACCTACATTCCGGACCAACTCATCGCCGGGAACCTCAAGCTGGTGTCGCAGCCGATCGTCCTGGCGGCCGGCTCGCAGCTTCCACGCGGGACGGTCCTCGGCCAGCAGAGCAGCTACAGCCTGATATCCACGGCCGGCACCAACACCGGCAACGGCACCATCGGCACCTTGAGCGCCGGCACGGGCGCCCTGATCGGGGGCTACGTCCTGACCGCGACCAGTGCGACCAACTGGACCGTCGTCAATCCCGAAGGCACGTCGATGCCGAACGCGACCACCGGGGCCGCCTACAGTCAGCAGGGGCTCGGCTTCACCATCACCGCCGGCGGGACGGCGTTCGTGGCGGGCGACAGCTTTACCGTGGCCGCTCACGACTCAATCGGCAACTTCATCACCTGCGTAAAGACCGCCTCGGACGGCAGCCAGACACCGGTTGCGATCCTGGCCGACTATGCGGATGCCTCCAGCGGTCCGGTCCGCGCCGGCGCCTACATTATGGGCGAGTTCAACGTCAACGCGATCTCCTATGACAGCTCGTGGACGCCGGAACTTCTGACAACCGCGCTTCGACCATACGCGATCTACCTGAAGACAGTCGTCTCCGGGCAGGACGCGGGAACGACGGTGACTAACTTCGCCTGATTCCTGACGCCTTCCAACAACACCGACAAAAGACCCCGCTTTCAGGCGGGGTTTTTGTTTAGGAGACTTCGACAATGGCCAGCCAGGGCAACCTGATTTACGATACGAACACGCTCATTCAGGTTGTCCCCAACCTGTTGCGTGCCCAGTCTTTCATCCTCGACAAGTTCTTCCCCAACATCGTCACCAGCGACAGCGAGTTTGTCTCGATTGACGTGGACGTTGGCGCTCGTCGCATGTCGCCGTTCGTCTCGCCGCTGGTTGAAGGCAAGCTGGTCGAGCAACGCCGCATCCAGACCAATACGTTCAAGCCGGCCTACATCAAGGACAAGCGGGCGCCTGATCTGCGCAGGCCGATCCGGCGCATGATCGGCGAGCGGATCGGCGGTGACATGACCGGCGCGGAACGCGAGATGGCGAACCTTGAGTTCGAGATGACGGATCAGATCGACATCCTGACCCGGCGGCTGGAATGGATGGCGGCCCAGGTGTTGTTGACAGGCACCGTGACGGTTGCCGGCGAGGGCTTTCCGACATCGCTGATCGACTTTGGCCGCTCCCCGCTGCTGACGCTGAACCTTGGCACGGGGGCCGGCTCCTGGGGCTATGTGGCCGGGTTCAACGCCGAAGGCCGCGACCTGGTGCCGGTGGTGTCGATCGAGACCTGGCAGCATCAGATTTTGAAACTGAGCGGCGCCAACGCAACCGACATCATGTTCACCACGACGCCGTGGCTGAAGTTCCTCAATGCCGAAGGCGTCCAGGGCGCGGTCTACTACCCGCGGCTCGGTGAGGCCGGGAACAGCATAGACCCGGGCGCCCGCATCAAGCCGGGCGCGGCCTACAAGGGGCGCTGGGGGCAATACGACCTGTGGCTCTATAATGACTGGTATGTGGACGAGAACAACGTCCTCCAGCCGATGATCCCGGACGGCACAATCGTCATGTCGGGGCCGGATCTTCTAGGCACCAGGGCGTTCGGCCAGATCCTTGATCCGGCCTTTAACTACGAGGCGTTGCCGTTCGCGCCGAAGACCTGGATCGAGCAGGACCCGGCGCAACGCTTCCTGTTGATGCAGTCGAGCCCGATCGTCATCCCGTCGCGTGTCAACGCCGCGCTGGCCGCGACAGTCTGCGCCGGGACGATCAACTGATGGCCGCGGAGAGGGCGGCGCCTCGAGCGCCGGCTGAACGCGAGGTTCAGGCCATTTCGCCGCAGACCATGTCGGGCGTGGTGGCACGAGGGCGCACCGTCTCGCTGGCAGGGCGCCAGCACGGTCCCGGCACGCTGCTTGAGGGTCTGTCGGTGGAGGATTACGCGCACTTGCTGTCCACCGGCTTTCTGACCGACCCGCGCGTTCCGCAACTGGTGCCAAGCAACGGCCCGCAGTTCACCGGAGCCGTCGATGGTGTCGTGTCGTTGAGGTGAGCCCATGGCGATAGACTGGGATCTTCTGGTAATCGGCCCGACCGTTGCGACGTTTGGCGAGGCAGTGATGTACTCGCCGGACGGCGGAGCGCCGTTTCCGATTACCGGGGTCTTCGATCAGGCCTACATGGTCTTGACCCCGTTCGACGCGAACGCCGCCACGTTCTCCGATCTCCAGCTAGGATCGGTCATCACCACGGAAAAACCCGTGCTGGGCGTGCAGCTTTCGCAGTTTCCTCCCTTGCTGCAACCAACCCAGGCCGACACGCTGGTCGTGCGCGGCCGCGCCTATGTCGTCAAGGAAGTGCGGCTGGACAGCCACGGCGGCGCCAAGCTGATGCTCAACGTGGTGGACCCGGACTGATGCCGCTGATCGACGGCGCGACACGTCAGGAAACCCGCCTCATGGTGATCCAGGCGTTGATCAATGCCAATACGGCGGCGGGCGCGCGGGTATTCGGCTGGGCCGACTATCCGACGCGGCCCGAACTGTTCCCGCTGGTGCTGGTGTCCGTGCCACGCGAGCACAAGGCCAGCATCTTCCCGGGCACGTTGCAGTTCAACACGACCTTTACCGTCGTGGTGATTGCCCGCCTGACGGGCGCCTTACCGACCGAGGTCGGCATCGGCATGGAAAACCTGGGCGAGCAGATCACCGACGCGCTCTGCATTGATCCGGTGCTCGGCCCGTATGTGCAGCAATACAACTCCATCGAGAGCCTGACGGTGCTGAGCGCCGACGGCAAGCAGCACATCGGCGAATTGTCGATGACGTTCGAGGTCATCCTGTATCAGCAGTATGGCCCGCTCGGCGTGCCGCTCACGGACATTCTCTCCACCGGCACGGTTGTTGCCGATCCAACGGACACGGGCACGACCTCCCAGCCGACCATAATATTCGACACCACCTTTACCCAATCCACCTGACCGCGAGGGCTACCATGATCGTCAAGCCGAAAGAGGGCGTGCGCGTGCTCAAGCCCGACACCCTGCGTCCGCTGCCGCCGGAAGGGATCGAGGTGGCCGACGACAACCATGATCTGCGCCTCTACTGGGCACGCCGAGCGGCCCAAGGCGATGTTGAACTGATCGAAAAGGAGTAAATGCCAATGTCGGGTACGATCAGTTTCAAGTATTTTCCGGCGAGCACCTGGCGCGTCCCGGGGTTCTACGGCGAACTCGACGCGAGCAATGCCAATACCGCGCTGCCGGTGCAGCGGGCGTTGCTGGTCGGCCAGATGCTCAGCAGCGGCACGGCAACGCCGAACCTGCCGGTTCTGGCTCCCGCTCAGGATCAGGTGACGCTGATGACCGGCGTCAACTCGATGCTCTCGCTGATGTATCAGGCCTATCGGGTGCAGGACGCCTTCGGTGAAGTGTGGATCCTGCCGCTGTTGGATAACGGCTCCGGCGTCGCGGCAACCGGAACTGTCGTCATCACCGGCCCGGCAACCGCGCAAGGCGTGCTCTCGCTCTACATCGCCGGAACCCTCGTGCCGACGCCGGTCAATATCGGCGACACGGCGACGGCGATTGCGGCGAATATCCTGGCCGAAATGGCGATGACCCCCGGCCTGCCATGCACCGGCGCCGCCGCATCCGGCACGCTGACGCTGACCGCGCTGCACGCAGGCGCGGCGCTGAACGACATCGACCTGCGCATGAACTATCGCGCCATCCGCAACGGCGAGGTGACACCGGCCGGGGTCGGAGTCACCATCACACCGTTTGCCAGCGGGGCCACCAATCCGACGCTGACCACCGCGTTGTCGAACCTCGCCATGAAGACGTTCGACTTCATTGCAGTGCCCTACACGGACAGCGCCTCGATGGCGGCCATCACCGCCCTGCTGTCCGACCAGTCCGGCCGATGGAGCGCGATCGAAGCGCTCTACGGGCACGCCTTCTATGCCTACCGGGGAACCGTCGGCGCCCGCAGCACCTTCGGGGTCACCAACAACAACCAGCATGAGACGATCCTTGGCTACTACGACAGCCCGACGCCCGCCTGGCTGGAGGCGGCGGACTGGGCCGGTGCCCACGCCACCATCCTGCGCACCAACCCGGCGCTCGGTGTGGTCGGCCAGCCGCTAGGCCTGCTCCCGCCGCCGATCGCCAGCCAGGACACCCCGGCCGAGATGAACGTCCTGCTTTACGACGGTCTCAGCACCTTCACGGTGGACCCCGCGGGCCAGTCGCGCATCGGGCGCTCGATCACCACCTATCAGAGCAATGCGGCCGCCCAGCCCGACAATAGCTACCTGAACACGAACCTGCTGTTCCAGGCGATGTATGTGGTGCGCTACATCTCCGCCAACATCCTGAGCCAGTATCAGAACAAGATCCTGGTCAGTGACGGAGCGGTCATTCCCGCGGGCTCGCCGGCCACCACGCCATCGCTGATCTTCCAGGGCGTTTGCGGCCTGTATGCCTACCTGTCCTCGCAGTTTGTCGTGCAGAACCCGCAGACCTTCGCCGCCAACGGCTACGCCACGAAAGGGCAGAAGGGCCAGGTCTTGCTCTTTCTGCCGCTCGACTTCAGCGACCAGGTTATCCAGGTCGCGGCGCTGCTCGCCTTTACTCAGTCCACGTAACGGAGCCATTCCATGAGCGGCACCACCAGCACGCTTCCGCCCAGCACGCCGACCAATCGGCGGCTTGCGGGCATCACCGTCGCCTCGGTCAACGGTGTCGTCTACAACGTGACCGAGTTCTCTTGGAGCCCCGGCACGATCAAGCGCGAAACCCTGCTCAGCATGTCGGGCGTGGACGGCTACAGTGAAATGCCCCGGGCACCTTATGTCGCCGGCAAGTTCCGCGACGCGAAAAGCGCCTCCGTCACGTCGTTCAACGGCATGACCAACGCCACGGTGGTTTTCCAGCTTGCCAACGGCAAACAGATCGTCGGCTCCGGTCTGTGGAACACCGGGGAGATCGACGTCGCCGGTATCGACGCGACGTTTGACTTCAAGTTTGAGGGCGCGTGGGGCAGCCTTCAGGAGCAGGGGATCGGCTGATGGACTGGACGCCGCCGCCTGAGCCCGTGACCTGGGACATCAAGCCGATCACCCTGGGGTCGATGGTCTATACGAAGATCACGCTCAGCGCCCCGACACCGAACCATATTATGAAGGCGACCGCGCTGCGCGGCGACGGAGGCATGGCCGTCGCGCTGAAGCTGATATCAGCGGTCAGCGCCGAGGAAGTGCCGTTCGAGGTCCTGGCGCAGGTTCCGGCATGGCAGATCGAGCAGATGAGCAATTACTTTGAACTGTTCACGGGGTCACCGCTGCCCGACCCTTTGCGCCTCGCCGCCGAGAGGCGGTCGGAAACCACCTCCCAAGCTGCCTGACCATAGGCGACGGCCTTCTGGAGGTTTTGGCGACCGGCGATGTGGTGGTTTGCGCCGCGGTCGTAGCGCGTTTCTACAACGAACCCTTGCGCTGGGGATTGGCGATGCCACTGCCGGAACTGATCGGCTGGCACGAAATGATTCCGCAGGTGCGAGAGCACGATCCGCTGGCAAGTGCCGTGTGGCTGATGCGTAAACCGCCGGGAGAAGAGTGATGTCAGGCACGACGGTTGGCGGCATCGCAATCCCGGTCTTTGCCGTCGACAACGCGACCGCCGTCATCAACCGCATCAGCAAGCAGGTTTCCAATCTGACGGCGCCGACGCAGCGCTTCGGCCAGGCCACGCGGGCGGCTGCCGATGCGAGGCCGATCCTGGCGCTGTCGCAGGGCATGAAGGGGCTGGGGGCCGCGGCCTTCACTGTGTTCAAGAACTTCGAGCGGGCGGTTCCGCTGTTGGCCGTCTTAGCCGCTCCAGCGGCCATCGTCGCTAGTGTCGTGGCGCTGGAGCGGCGCTGGAGCGAACTCGGCCAGGTCATCTACAATACCAGCGCGCGGCTGGGCATCACCACGACCAGCCTGACCGCATGGCAAGGCGCGGCAAAGCTGGGCGGAGCCTCGGCCGAGGACATGACCGCCGGGCTTGCGTCGCTGGACGAGAAGCTGCGCGGTGCGACCTTCCGAGGCGACGGTAATGCGATCCAGGCATTCCGAGCGCTTGGCGTGAACTTCGGAGTGATGGGATCAAAGGCCCGGGTGGCTGACGACGCGATGGGTGATGTCGCCGAGGGCTTGAAGCGGGTCAACGACGAGCAGGGACGTGGCGCAGCCCTGCGTCTGGCGCAGGCGCTGGGCCTGGATTCGATGTTCGCGCAGCTTGTCCAGGGCAAGGCTGCCTGGGAGGCCAACATCGCGGACGCTAAACGTCTGGGCCTGGCGCTGACGCCGGACATGATCGATCGGGCGACGAAGCTACACAACTCAATAGCCCGGGTCGGCGGCGCGGTCGGCGGTTTTGCCAACCGGATCAGCGATGCCCTGTCGCCGGCCATCACGCCGGTGCTGAACCAGATGGCGGACTGGATCGCTTTGGACGGCGACTGGATCGCGCAGGACATCGGTTCCGACATCCGTAAACTGGGAGAGTGGCTGAAGGGTATTGATTGGGCCGGGGCGACGAAAGACGCCGAGCGGTTCTGGGAGGCGAATAGGGGACAGTGGTTCCCGGAGCCCAAGAAGAACACTCCCTTCGGTCCCCAGAACAATCCGGAACTTGCCGGTGGCGGCGGCCCGGGCGCTGGCGAGGATCAGCCAAGCATACTGGAACGCTTGCGGCGCCAATTATTCCCCTTTCTCTATCGTGAACCGGGCGGATCACCCCATCGATCAGGCTCTCCAGGTTGGCCCGGTTTCTTCTGGCACGGCGGTCGATCATCGGGCGGCTCCGCGCCGGGACTTGATCCTCAGATTGAGCAGGAGGTTCGCCGCGACGCGCGGCTGGCGGGGTTGAATGAAGACCACATGGTTGCGCTTTTCCGGACGGAGCATGGCGGATTTGCCAACGTCTCAAAGGCCGGTGCGTTCGGGCCGGCTCAGCTTATGCCGGGGACCGCGGAATCGTTAGGTCTTGCGACAAGCCCCAACGATATCCGGTATAGCTGGCGGAAGAATGTTCTCGGCGGCATTGAGTATTACAAGAAACAGTTAGATCGCTACGGCCAATATCCGGTGGCGGACGCGGCCTACAATGCGGGTCCTGACAACCGTGGCGTCAAGCTGTTCGGTCGGACCGGGCAAAGATTCGCACTGCCTGATGAGACGAATAATTATGTCGATACGATCGCGCGGACCGAGAACAAGGGATCTGTCGATATCAATGTCCATGTCTCCCATGACGGTGCGCCCAGGGTAAGCGCGACGTCCCGTGGCATTGCCACCACGCCGCGCGTCAGCATGCCGATGGGAGCGAGCTGATGGCCCTCCTCGGCACGTTCCAATCGCTGCTGCAGAACGCCTACTGGCGCGGCATTCCGTTCAAGGTCGAGAGCCAGAGCGTCACCAAGGGCCGCAAGACGGCGGAGCATGAATACCCGTTCCGTGACGGCGGCTGGGTCGAGGACATGGGCCGCAGGCAGCGGGTGCTCACCTTCACCGGCCATCTCGTCGGCGACTTCGCGCCGCTGATGCAAGCTCTGCTGGACGCCGCGATCGAACTCCCGGGCCCCGGCCTGCTGGTGCATCCGACGCTGGGTGCGATGAACGTCGCGCTGATCTCCTGCTCATCGTCTACCCGCTTCGACAAGATGCGGGTGATCGCGGTCGAGTTCGTGTTCCGCGAGCAAGGCGCCAGCCTGTTCCCGTCCATCGTCACCAACACGATCACCAACGTGGTGAGCGCGGTTTCCAAAGCCCTGTCCGCGTTCGGCAGCGCGATCGCTGTCGGGGTGACGCTGCTCGCCGCCGCAGCCGGTGCACTGGCATTGCGCGAGGGATCCTCCGTCGTGGGCTCGCTGGCCGTGAGTGCCACCAACGCCGCGGCGGATCCAACCTCGCTGGCCGGACTGGCGACGGCTCTCCCGCCGCCCGACGACAATACGAGCTATGGCCGCTACGCCTGGGGCAACGCCACCGCGCAGCTTCCGGCCGACGCCACGGTGGCATCGCTGCAAGCCCAGCTAGCCAGCCTGCGGAGCGCCCTGGCGGATGCGACCGCCGCCGCGCAGGCCGCCGCCAACACATTCAGCGCGACAACCGCAACGGCAGTGGTGAGCGCGATCGCCGGGCTCATCGAAGCCGCCCGCGCGATGATGACCAATCCGGCGGATCAGATCCGTATCCTCCTGAGCCTGGCGACGTTCACCTTCACCGACAGCGCGGGAGGCGCGGGGATCTCCGGCGATGCGGCCACGGTGCGGGATGCGTTCGCGGTCACCTGCCGCCGCTGTGTCCTGGCCAGCCTGGCGCTTGCGTCGGCGAACTATCAGCCATTGTCCTACAATGATGCCGCCGCGACGCGCGACCTTGTGGCCGCCGCCCTTGATGTCGAGATCACCGCCGCGGGCGATATGGGCGATGACGCCTCCTACAGTGCGCTCAAAGCCCTGCGGGCCGCCGTGATCGAGGACCTGACGACGCGGGGTGCCGCGCTGCCCCTGGTCATCACGCTCACCCTGCCCACGAACCTGCCGACCTTGGTCGTGGCCTATCGAGTTTACCGCGATTCCAGCCGATCGGACGAGATCGCCGGAGAGACCGGGGTTATCCACCCGGCGTTCCTGCCGACGACAATTCAGGTGCTCGCAACCTGATGGACACTTACCCGGGAGTCACCGACGGCGATGTCTCGATCACCGTTGGCACCGACCAGATCGCCGGCTGGGAAACGGTGGAGATCACCCGCAGCTCGGAGGCGTTCCCGTCGCACTTCGAGCTGACGATGACGGAGCAGTTCACGGATGATCCCGGTCGCATCCTGGCGCAGCCGGGGAAGCGCTGTCAGATCAAGATCGGCAAGGATGTGGTGCTGACCGGGTTTATCGACCGCTATGCCGCCACGATCAGCGGGACCGCCCATGACGTGACGATCAGCGGGCGCGGTCTCTGCGAAGACCTGGTTGACTGCTCGGCCGACATCCGCAGCGCAACTTCGCCGGTCAAAGGTGGCTCGACGGATGCCACGAGTTGCAAGAACCTGGCGGAGAAGCTCTGCCAGCCGTGGGGCATCGAGGTAAGCTGCGCGGTCTCGGACCTCGGCACGCCGATCCGCACCTTCCAGGTCGGTTTAGGCGAGACGCCCTACGAGGTGATCGAGCGCGTGGCCCGCTACAGCGGCTTCCTGGTCTACGAGGACGAGTATGGCGGCCTGGTGCTGGACCGCCTCGCCAGCAAGCAGCATCAGACCGGCTTCGTGCAGGGGCAGAACGTCGAACACGCTGCGATCTCAATAGCGGTGGATGAGCGGTACACGTCTCTCGATATCGTCTACACCCCGATCGGTCAGCTTTCTGAAGGCCCCGGCCCCGATCTCACGAATCAACGCGCCCATGTGGACGATCCTATGCTGGCGGCTGAGCCATTGAACCGCTTCCGGCCCCGGATCGTGGCCTCGCTGCAAACCGACAGTACGCCCGACTACGCGGATCGTATGGCGGTCTGGGAAATGAACCGCCGCCGCGGCCGCTCGCAGGCGGTGCATCTGACGTGCGACCGGTGGCGCGACAAGTCCGGCCGTCTGTGGCAACCGAACTGGCTGGCGCAGGTCCATTTGCCGGCGCTGAAAGTGGTCAATCAGATGTGGGCGATCGGCACCGTGATCTTTCGCAGGGATGCCACGGGCACCCACGCCGAACTGACGCTGATGCCGCCCGAGGCGTTCTCGGTGCAGCCCAGCCCGCTCAACATCTGGGACCTCGAGTACAACGCGGGCGCGCCGCCGACGAGCGCCAGCCCGGCACCGGCGACGACATCCCCGGCCACGGGCGGCTTTATCCAGGGCGATCCCAATCTGGACGGGTCCGGCAGTCCGCTGCCAACGGCGCCGGCCGCGCCATGACCGACCACCGCTACATCGCCATGCTGGAGCAGCGCATCGAGCGTCTGGAGCGCAAGCTACGGGCTCAGGTCACCCTCTCGCGCTCGACCGCGCCGGCCGTCGATAGCGGCGTGGTGCAGTTCAACCAGGGCATGATCGATCCGCTGTCCTATCAGGACAACATGCCCACGCTGCTGAATTACGGCTTCAGTTCGAGCCTGCCGGTGGGCGGCGACAAGGCGGTCATGTTCCTGAATGGCGACCGCTCCCAGGGCGTCGTGGTGGCGACCGGGCACCAGACTTACCGCTTCAAGGGCCTGCTGGAAGGCGAAAGCGTCATGTATGATATGTGGGGACATTCGATCCGCATGGCCGCCTCGGCCGTGACGGTGACTGCACCGTCTTTGGTCACGACAGGGGACGTTGTCGTAGGCACCGGCGCAACCGGCACCTTCACCGCGGGCGGCGCCGCCGTGACCGTGGTGAGTGGCATAGTCAAAAACATCACCTAGAATGACCGCCTCCGGCGACATCGCGATTGTCTTCGATCCGGCGACATGCACGGGCGATTTCCAGATGGCCGGCCCGGGCCTTTTGCTGGGCGAGGCGCTGGAAACGGCGGTGCTGATCTCGCTGTTCACCGATCATGTGACGGATCCCGCCGACATCCTGCCGCCCGGCCAGGCGGCTGATCCGCGCGGCTGGTGGGCCGATACATACGAGGGCGACCTGATAGGATCGAAGCTCTGGCAG